TTGATGTTTAATCTTAGATGAAGTTAAATGCTCTAATAAAAACAATTTATTAGAAATAGATTGTTCATGAGAAACATTTTTATCACTATTATATCCTTCAATTAATGTATAAATAGATGCTTGTGCCTTATAGTTAGATAGTTTTGTTTTAAAGAAATCTTCTAAATTATAATGTTTTTTAATTTCATTAATTAAGTTATACTTTTGTCGCTTAAGTGAAGATTTATTTAAATGTCTAGAACTTTCTAAAACTGTATTTATTACAACTTCTGCTTTTCCTTCTGTTAAATTGGTACGTTTAAGCAAACTATCATATAACTTATATTCTCGACCTAATTCTGTTTTACTAAAATATTTTTTAAGAATATTAGTTGCCTCAGTATTTTTACCTGATAATGTATCGGCTGTTATTTGTCTAACTAGTAGCTCGAAGAGAATGCCTGTATTCTTAAATTTCGAATGTTTTATAAGCATTTAAAGTTGTATTTTTGTTATAAATATATAATAATTTTTAATCTCGCAATTGATTTTCATCAAGTAGTGACTCTTTTGCTTTATCTGTTTGAAATACTAATTGTTTTTCCATACTATTTAAAAATTGTTTATTTTTTAAATAAGTAGTTTGAGCATTTTCAGTTAGTTGTTTAGACATACCACCCATCTCATCATCGTATTTCATAGCTGTTTTACCTAATCTATCTTTACCAAAAACATTTTGTTGGGTATTTATATTGCTTACTTTTTCTTTTGGTCTACCTAATGTAGCATCTTCTCCATATCCTGTAGGTACATTTCCTGGATCTGTTGTCACTCTACCTTTACCATATAATGATGCTAAGTCGTGAGGTGTACCATATGATTTACCTGTTTCTAATGGATCATTTCCTTCTTCAGTTATTTGACCTAATCTAAATTTACGTTTAGCATCTTGTAAAATAAGATCTCTATATTCATCAAACTGGTCTTCACTAAAGTGGAATATATGATGATAAATCCAATCTGTAGGAAGTAATTGTGCTTCCATAATATTTTTAGCTAGCTCGACTTTTTCCTTCATTAAAGCAATACGTTCTTGATCATAAATGATTGAAGGTGTTGTTAATGATAATTCAAAATTAGTTAATGCTTCACCCTTATATCCTTGAACATATAAATGTACTAAAGCAATTTTATATAATTCTGATAGGAGAATACGTTGTAATCTATCAATTGTACGAGCAAAACGAATGTCTTCAGCAGCTAATGTTGCTTTACCACTTAAATCTTTTTCATAGCCCATAAACGCTTTAGGTACTTTAAGGGCGGCAAATAACTTGTCTCTTAAATAGACTACGTCTTCTATACCATTGTACTCTAAACCTTTAGTCGTTTCTATTTTAGTTGTTTGGTCGTTTCCTCTAACAGGAATATAAAAATCTTCTAACATGTTTTGCATGTTATATTTTAAGTTATATTCACCTGTTTGTGGATCCATATATGGTGTTTTTTTCATGGTGCGAACGGTCTTCTGCATGAAATTTTCTACCTCATTAGGAGGAATTGCTCCTACATTAATATAAAATACTCGTTTTTCTGGGGCACGAGAGATTCTATGAATTAACATAGCATCTTCCATTAATGTATATTGTTTAAACAATTTACGAGCTGGTTCAATATATGATCTACCATAAGGTAAATAGTTAACATCTGTTAATAAACGAAAGTGAGCCATTTCGTAGTTATCAAAGAAAATACCACTTTCATTATTATTTTGCCCAAAACTAGGTACAGTAAATTGTCCTGATCCAGCAGTACCTGATGCGTATCCGTCTGGGCTGAATTTAAATCTTACTGCTGTTGGTGTTTCTATGTTAAATCCTTCTTGTCTTTCAATATGATAAGCAGTATAAGGTATAACATTATATACACCAAATTTTTCAGCTATTTCTAATTTTAAAAAGAAATCACCATACTTACACATTTGACGAGTCCAAGACCATAAATTAAATTCGATATTTAATATATCATAAAATAAGTTATATAGAATTTTTTGTATATCTTCATCTGAACTACGAATTTGAAGTACTTCTCCCATTTCGTTTTTTAATGAACATTCATCTGAGATAATATCTAAGGCAGATGCTATAATAGCATCTGTATCCATAACATCATAATCTGAATATAATTGAACTCTTAAATATTGATAGTTAATGTTTAATTGTTGGCCATAGAGTGATGTAGCATTAGATGAATATACTCTACTATATCTATCAATTAAAGAATTAGTTTCGTATTTACCACTTTTTTGAATGGAATCTACATCCATTACTTTAATTTGATTTCCACCTTCGTTACGAATAATAACATCTGTTGAAAATAATCTCCTTAATCTTAAAAATACATTAGTATCTGCCATTTTTTATTTTTTATAATAACCAACTAATATCTTCACTGCCATTATTATTTGTAGGCATATGATATGGATTATCTACTCCTGCTGAGAAGTAAGCTCCTTGATATTGAGAAGGTCGTGATATATTGTTTATTGCTGCTTTTGTTAATTCTATTCCTTGTGTTTTATTTTTTAAAGCGGTATCTCTAACATACATAGCTATACTATAAGCCATAACTAAGTCATCGTTATACCCGCTTTGTGCTTCTGCTCTACCGTTTTTCCAAATAAACACTTTCATTTCTTCAAGTAATCTTTTTGATCTAATTATAACACTATGATCACCAAAATACTCTCTACCCTTATTAATTACTAAAGGACGTGTTTTTAATGATGTAGTAAAACCAGGAGTCATTTTAGATGTATCTTCATATTTACTAATATACGAATCAGAAGTTGGGGCATCACTCTTTGGTGAATAATAGAGATTTCTATAATTTCTTTCCATAATGGATTCTATTGTTGACCAACCTATATTTGCATTTTCAACTACTAATAAAGCCTCGTTGTACTCAGTAGCAATACCTACTAACATATAACCAAATTCTTTAGGAGAAAGTTGACTTTTAAATTCTGCTACTTGTGCATTTGTTTCTAGATCAAATATATGAAATGCAGAAAAATCCTTTCCATCTCCTCTAGCTACATCAGCTACTACTATATAATTTCTTGTATAGTCTGGTGATTCCCAAATCCATAAATTCTTATCTACTCCTCGTCTTTCCATAGGTTCAACCATATGAGTAGTCATTATATATTCAAGATGCTCAGGATAATAAACTACGTCTCCTGATGTAGTAAAATCACAATCACATTCTTGTGCTGCTAATCTAGGATCACCTAATTCTACATCTTGTCTATCTCTCCAAGCTTGATCACGTTCAGGATGAATATACCAAGGTAATTTAATAGGTAAGAAATTATTATCTCGCGCTTCTGCCTTAACCCATGTTTTATGAAACCAATTACCTGTACCAAATGGAGTAGATAATACAATGGCGCCACCTCCTGTTGCTAAAGTTTGTTGAGATGAAGCCCAAATTGGTTCAATACCTTCAATAAATGCTGCTTCATCTATAATTAGAAGTGAAACTGCTTCTGATCGACCAGCATCACTTGCTGCGGATGTAGCTTTAATTTGGGAACCGTTATTTAATCGTAATGTTAATTTATTATTTTCATCAGATGGTACTTTTAACCAAGATGGTAAATTATCATACATAAACTTGGTTTTAGTAACCATGTTTTTGGCTGTTTCTTGCTTAGTAGCTATACAAAGAATATTTTTATCTTTATGAAATGTCATTAACCATAAAGAATATCCTGCAGCTAATGTTGATATGCCTAATTGTCTTGACTTTAAAATAAGTGAATATGGATTATCTTTCCATAAACTTAATACTTTAGCTTGAAATGGGTATAGATTGAATATAATTCGTCCACGTTGTGGATGCTGTATATTGCAATATTTGCGCATAAAGTGCGCCGGGTCCTTTGCACATTTAGTGTATTCCTCCCTAATAATTTGTTTTAAGTCTTGCGACATATTATTTATTTAATTCATCATTTATATAGTCAATTAACTTAAGACCTTTTTTAATGAATATTTTCTTAATGTTATCTTTTGTTTTATAACTATCCATAGCTGCTTTTGCTTTTGATTTATCAGCGGCTGATGCTTTCTTATCTTTTAATATTTTTGCTTTATTAACAATAGCAATTTTATATGTATTAAATAATGTTTCTTCTTCTGGTGATAAATCAGCGTAAGTTTTACCAACTGTTTTTTCCACTTCTTTATCACTTACTGCTATTGGTTCTGCTTCAGGTGATTCTTCTTCATCATCTTTATAGTAAGTATCAGTTGGTTCTTCTTCTGGTTCTTCATCAGGTGAAAGTGTAGGTAATTCTGGTTCTGGTTTAGGTGATGTTTTTTCAGGCTTAACTATTTTTTCTCTTTTAGAAGTTAAAACACCTGCTGTTCTAAGATTATTAATTACAGAGTTAAGTTCAGAATCGTTTTTAAGATCTAATGCAACTCCTAATTCTTTTTGAGTCATACCTTCTTCACCTGCTGTTTCTAACGCGTCAAGAAGTGCTCCTGTTCTACCTGAAGAATATATTTCTTTAGCTAATGCAAATTTTTCAGGATCTTGAATTTTAATTATATCAGCTATATTAGCCATTTCAGCTATATTTACATCTTTACCACTAGCTTTAGCAGCATCTATTGCTTTTTTAACAGAAGCGGTGTCTGTTTTTTCGGCTTTAGCTATATTTGAAATTTCATCTGATGATGTACTCTTAGTAACTATTGTTAATTCATTTATAATTTCTTCTTTAATATAGTTATATAAATCTTTACGTTTCATTGAGTAATTTTTGTTATAAATATTATAAATTTAGGTAAGATTTTATTTGTCTTATTCGATCCTCAGTAGAACCTGATATAATACCAAAATTTCTAATGTTATTTAATTTAAATGAACATATATATTTAATCATTTGATCTATTTGATCTCTATAATTAGAGTCAGTAGTACGTACATTATTATCTTCAATAGATACTCCAGCAGGACTAACATAAAAAATCCAATCATATTCTTCAATAAATCTAGAAGCATAATCTTCAAATCTATCCTTGTCAAATGGATCAATAGAATCAGCACACATTGTGAACGCCATAACATCTATAACAGTACGATCTGTAATAATATTTTCATTAATTAATTCACTACAGCGTTCTGCTAAAAATATAGTTTGTCCTTTTAATGTACTATCTGTATTTAATGGAATACCTAAATCACGTAAATATTTACTACGTTCAGTAGCAAATGTATAGTCTTTAAATTCAGATAATTCTTTTAATATGTTTACTAATGTAGTTTTTCCTACAGAGACTGTTCCACAAAAACCTATCTTCATATTAATGTCTTGATTTAGCTACTCCTGATTTATACCATGGTAATCCAACACCATCTTTTTTAACTTGTTTAAAACCATCTTTAGTATAAAAAATACCATTTAAATAATATTCTTCCTTACCGTTTGGATGAATTAATGCTGGACCTTCTGAATTATGTAATTTATTGTCCTTAATATATCGAACAGTTCCATCAGGTGATTTGAATCGTTTTACTGGGATTTTATCTGTCATAACTTTTTATTTTAAATATATGTAAAAAAGTTAAGAAAGCCAAATTTAAGGATTTCTTCTTATAAAAGCGGTGAATCCATAATATAATATTATCTAAAACTGAGCTATTTCGAAATATAAATTAGTTGTTCCAGATGAAGGGATGTTTGCTTCATTAAATACTGAGTATTGGTATGGGGTTTCCTGTGAGTATGGGTAATCTCCAACTTCTGTTCCTGTTAAACTAATAGTGTCTCCTAACATTACTACTGTAGTTCCTTCCACCCCCGGACGTACCCATACATCAGTTTGGATGGTGGTGGTGGTAAAAATTAAATCATATTTTGGATTATTACTTGTATTATTTATTAATAATGTACTTTGGGTCCAGTCCACTTCACCAAACCTATAATCTATATACCTAAACTCCTCTCTTGGACTATTATCTTTACTATATCTTCCATATATATTAAGTTCAAATGGGTCGCCTGGTGTAGGACCTATAATGGTGCGTCCTCCTAATATTTTTGTTGGGCCTTTTATTATCATATTATATTAACTTACTACTCTTATCCAAATTGAAGGAAGAGATGTTGCTCCTAATCTATTAATTGTAGAGAATGCAGATGAAGTAGTAGGAAGAAAATTAAATACTCCTGCTGATCTTACTCCTGCTATATAACTTGGAACAGTGCTATTACCTGGGGTGGTTAATCCTAAAACATTATGTAAATTAGCCGTGGGGGTTGATCTACATGTAATTGAGTTACTACCACTGTGTTGAAATGCTGTGTAATATAAACCTGGAGTAAGGGATAGTATTTGATTTAGTGAACCAGAACGTGTTCCGGTAGTTGACACTATTATGTTACTACATGAAGCTATTAGATTTTGGGGATTATAAGATACAGGATCACTATTATATATACCCAAAGAAGCTGTAGTTGCAGTAATAAGTGCTGTAACCTCAAAGGACATAGATGTTATGTTTAGGTCTTTTGCCACCACAAAAGGGGTTAAAAGGGTTGTAATTCCGTTAGCTGATCCTGAGGTCATAGCTACTGTAGTCAAAGTGGGGGCACCTATTATAAATAAATTCCATCTATCTACGGAAAAGTAATTTATAATGCTTAATCCTATATTTGATCTAATAGGTCCATTTACAGTTAATGATCCAGAAATTGTTGCTGATCCAGTGTAAGGGAATGGGCCATTTCCTGCAACATAGGAAGCTGTTAGTGCATAAGATGAACTTACTGCTTGTAAAACATATGAAGCAGTTTGGGCAGTAGTGACATATGATGCACTATCTGCTGTACCTTTTAAACTACCTGTAAAACCTAACGTTGATATTGTTGAACCTGTTACTTCAAAACTTCCACTTACTATTGTTCTTCCTATTAAAGTTTGAGTATCGTTTGTAGCATCTCCAAATTGATTTGAACCACTTGAATATATTACTGAGGATGATTCATAAACTGTATTTAAGTATGTTACAGATGCTGTTCCATTTAGTATTAAGTTACCATTAAAAGTAAGATCTTGATTTAATGTATTAAGATATGATGCTGTTAGTGCGTATGAAGAAGATATAGCATTAGTAGCCCAAGAAGATGTTCCTGTAAATGTTCCTGTAAATGAACCTGTAAATGATCCTGTTGCTTTTAATAAATTGCTACTATATATTAATGTAGGAACTCCTCCAAAAAATCCATCATTATTAAATTGGATTTGAGTATTAGAGCCACCAGGTGTTCCTCCTCCTCCACCACCATTCATAGCATAGCTAGCTGTTAAAGCATAAGAAGCACTTACTGCTCTAGTTGCGTTATCAGCATTGATAGCTTTATTAGCTACTATATTAGATATTGTTCTTTTACTATACCCAGCCATCTATAAAATAATTAAATGTCATATTATTCCCAAGAGTAAACGAATTGATAAGTATAAGCTATAACACCGCTAGTTAATGCAGTCCCAAATCTATTAACTGCAATTCCAACAAATTCACCTGGGTTAACATATATTGGTGCGGAACTAAAATCAGCATAATATGATGCTTGTTGTACTGCAGTATTTGCAGCTTGGGTAGCTGTTATATTTTGTGTGAATTCAGGTAACATAATTCTTCTACATGGTTTAGCAGCTATTCCTTCTGCTGTTTGTAAACTAGCTGCTGTGCCACCAAATAATAAATAAAATTCATTAGTTATAGGACCACCAGCTATCACAGTTTGTATAGCCGCGCTTAATTTAAGACCTGTAATTCTTAATCTTTTACCTTGTACAGAAACAGTACCTG